ACCGACAAGCATTACGAGCACTGGTTAGTTGCATCATCTTACCTTGCCTATGGTGGAGGTTTAAGAGTTGTTAGAGCAGATGACGACGAACTGTTTAACGCCAAAGCTGGCGTAGCAACAAGCATAAAAATCAAGAGCACTGAACACTACGGTGAACTTGGTTATGATAACAATACCATCACTGGTATTACATTTTGTGCAAGAAACCCAGGTTCTTGGGGTAATGGTCTTAGAGTTGCTACTATCGACTCTTTTGGTGATCAAATTCTGACTGGTGTTGCTTCAACAACACTTACTGTTGGTATGGGTATCACCCAAACCTTCTCTGCTACCCTTCCAAAAGCAGGTTCAACAGAAACTCTTGATGGTTACCTGAAAGGTATCATCACAAAAGTAGAACAAACAAGTTCATCAGAAACTGACGTAACCGTCAAGGTTATCTCTCATGTTTCTGCTGCTAATACAGTAACAGCAGTAGACTATCAGGCATCTGGTATCTACAAGTTTGATTCTTCAGCCACTTCATTCACCAATGTAGACGTTGCCACTGTTGCTTTAACAACATCAGTTACTGGAGTAAGAGACTGGTTCAACGATCAAACTCTTACCTTAACAGGTGCTGGTTCAACCATCTCTTGGAGTTCTATCTCAGAAAGACCTGGAACTTCATCTTTTGCTGCAGCAAGAAACTCAAGATTTGACGAAGTTCACGTCGTAGTTATCGATGGTGAAGGTGAAGTCACTGGAAACCCAGGAACCATTCTTGAGAGACATCTGAACCTCTCAAAAGCAAAAGATGCTGAATACTCTTTAGGAAGCACTGCTTACTGGAGAAAGTATCTTTACAATGCTTCTTCTCAAGTCTTCGGTGGTTCTGAACCAGCTGGTATCGTAACAACTGGTTTTAGTGATGATAGTGATCCAACCAATGGTTTCACACGTCAAACAGACCAAGCATGGGATCAAAATGCTCAAGGAATTATCTTTGGTGCATCTGGTTCTAATACCTATTCACTTACTGGTGGTAAAAACTACGATGGTGGTACAGACCTGACCGTAACTGGTGCTCTCACTTCAACTCTTGGTAAACTCAGTGAAGGTTATGGACTGTTTGAAAACACCGAGAAGCATGAAGTAGACTTCTTACTGATGGGTTCTGCGAACCATACCAAAGAAACTGCTCAGGCACTTGCTAACAAGTTGATCGCTGTTGCCGAAGAAAGAAAAGACGCTATTGCGTTTATCTCTCCATACAGAGGTGCATTCCTTGCTGATGGTACAGTTGGAACAGTCACAACTTACAGTGATGCTGATATCACCGATAGAGTTGTTGAGTTCTACGCTCCTATCACATCAACCACCTTCGGTATTTTCGATAGTGGTTACAAGTACATGTATGATAGGTTCAGCGATACCTTCCGTTACGTTCCAATGAACGGTGACGTTGCAGGTTGCTGTGCAAGAAATGACATCAACAACTTCCCTTGGTTCTCACCAGCGGGTAACTCAAGAGGTGCTATTCTCAACGCTGTGAAGCTTGCTTATAACCCAAGCAAAACTCAAAGAGACGAACTGTACACGAACAGAATCAACCCAATCATCTTCTCCCCTGGTGATGGTATCATCCTCTTCGGAGACAAGACTGGTTTCGGTAAAGCATCTGCATTCGACAGAATCAACGTTCGTCGCTTGTTTATCTTCCTTGAAGATGCTATCTCTGCTGCTGCCAAGGATCAACTCTTCGAGTTCAACGATGAAATCACGAGAACAAACTTCGTGAACATTGTTGAACCATTCCTCCGCGATGTTCAGGCAAAGCGTGGAATCTTCGACTACGTTGTTATTTGTGACGAAACAAATAACACTGCTGCAGTCATTGACAACAACGAGTTCGTCGCTGACATCTTTATCAAACCTGCACGTTCTATCAACTTCATTGGTCTGACCTTTGTTGCTACTAGAACTGGGGTATCGTTTGATGAAGTTATTGGTAACGTTTGATATTAGTTAATCACCTTAGAGGCTTAAAGAAAAATGGCAACTAGAAACCAACTTAATCCACCCCCTCAGAGAAAGATTAGTGACTTCAAGAGCAAGCTTGCTGGTGGTGGTGCTCGCTCTAATCTCTTTGAAGTTGAACTCTCTTTCCCATCAGCAGTAGAAGTTGATGGTCTCAATGATATTCTTAACAAGGCACGTTTCCTTGTTAAGACTGCAAACCTGCCTGCGTCAAACGTAGCACCTATCGAAGTTCCTTTCAGAGGAAGAATCCTTAAGGTTGCTGGTGACAGAACCTTTGATACCTGGACTATTACAGTTATCAATGATACCGACTTCTCCATTCGCTCTGCAATGGAAAAGTGGATGAACACCATCAACAAAGTATCTGACAATACTGGTCTCACCAACCCTGCAGACTATCAAGCAGATGCTTATGTTTATCAACTCGACCGTAACGGTGACACCCTGAGAAAGTATCATTTCTATGATGTATTCCCAACTCAGGTAAGTGCTATCGAACTTTCTTATGATGCTCAAGGCATTCAGGAGTTCACTGTCGAAATGCAAGTTCTCTACTGGGAAGCTATTAGAGGATCTGGTGAAAATGCTGGCGGTGAGAATATCACCTAAATAGTCAAATAAACAGTCCGATATAAAATGGCACGACTTTTTGGTTTTTCTATTGATGATGGTCAGTCAAAGCCACCTTCAGTTGTCTCCCCCGTTCCTCAGTCAAATGAGGACGGGGTTGATAATTATATTAGTAGTGGATTTTATGGTCAGTATGTTGATATCGAAGGTGTCTATAAAACTGAGCATGACTTAATACGAAGATACCGAGAAATGGCACTTCACCCTGAGTGTGATGGTGCTATTGAAGATGTCGTTAATGAAGCACTGGTTAGTGACTTATATGATTCTCCAGTTGAAGTTGAACTTTCTAACTTGAACTGTAGTGAGACGTTAAAGAGAGTTATAAGAGAAGAGTTTAGAGCAATCAAAGAGATGATGGACTTCGATAAGAAGTGCCATGAAATTTTTAGGAATTGGTATGTTGACGGAAGAGTATACTACTTGAAGGTCATTGATGTCAAGGATCCTATGGCAGGTATCCAAGATATCAGATATATTGATCCTCTCAAGATGAAGTATATTCGTCAAGAGAAAAAGCAGGACCAAAGACAACTTGCTGTTGCAAACCTGTCAAGAAACGACAATCAAGTTGTTGAACCAAAAGTAGAAGAGTATTTTCTTTACACTCCACAACAAAAGTATCCCACAATGACGGGTGCTGGTGGAAAGAGTAAAGCAGTAAAAATTGCAAAAGACTCTGTAGCATATTGTAGTTCTGGTCTTGTAGATAGAAACAGAGGTTCTGTTCTCTCATATCTCCACAAAGCAATCAAGTCTCTCAATCAACTCAGAATGATTGAAGACTCTCTGGTTATCTATAGAATCTCAAGAGCACCAGAACGTCGTATTTTCTATATTGACGTTGGTAACCTTCCTAAGGTAAAAGCAGAGCAATACCTCAAAGAGGTTATGTCTCGCTACAGAAATAAACTGGTTTATAATGCTTCAACTGGTGAAGTTCGCGATGACCGCAAGTTCATGTCCATGATGGAGGACTTCTGGTTACCACGTAGAGAAGGTGGTCGCGGAACTGAGATCACCACCCTGCCCGGTGGACAGAATCTGGGAGAACTCTCAGATATTGAATACTTCCAGAAAAAACTGTATCGTTCTCTTGGAGTTCCTGAGTCTAGAATTGCTGCCGATGGTGGTTTCAACCTTGGTCGTTCTTCTGAGATTCTGCGTGACGAACTGAAGTTTGCTAAGTTTGTTGGTCGTCTGAGAAAGAGATTTGCCAACTTGTTCAATGACCTCCTCAGAACTCAACTCATTCTGAAGAATGTTGTTTCCCCAGAAGACTGGGAAGTAATGAGAGATCATATTCAATATGACTTCTTGTATGATAACCAGTTTGCTGAACTGAAAGAGTCTGAACTTCTTCAAGGTAGACTTGGTAACCTTGCCACTATTGAACCTTATGTTGGTAAGTATTATTCTACCGAATATGTAAGGAAAAAGATCCTTCGTCAAACCGACTCTGAAATCATTGAGATTGATATGCAGATCGAAGATGAAATTACTAAAGGTATTCTTCCAGATCCTTCACAAGTTGATCCTATTACTGGCGAACCTCTCCCTCCAGCAGGTGGCGACCTTGGTGCACCAGTGACTGAACCAGACTTAGAGGCAGAAGGTGCTGCCACTGATGCACAGGCACAAAAAGACGCTAAGAAGGCAGAGATATAAATAGAAAATATTACATAATTAATTCAAATGGATAATGTAATCGATATGATTGCCACAGGCGCTTCTGCGTCTGATGTCAGTGACAATTTAAAGAACCTTCTTTATGCCAAAGCGGCAGAAAGAATCGAAGCTGCAAAACCAATTGTAGCAAACACAATGTTCAATGAACCTGAACAGGGTGAAGTTGAGGATGAGGTTGAACAAGAACCACAAGAGGATCAAGGAGAATGATTATCAAAGTTCTGGCAGCAGAAGGTGATTTACAATCTGCTTCCAATGTTGACACTGCAACTGTTGTTAGACTATTCAATGGTCACACTGGTGCTCTGGTTATTACCAGAAAAACTGCTGGTGGAACAACTGTAGGAAGTTTGACAGTTAATACTAAAGAAAGTGTTGTATTGGAAAAAGATCCAACCGACACTCTTGAAGCTTCTGGAAGCGGAGGTTCAGTAAAAGTCGTAAAAGTAGCATACAACATCTCATAAGAAAATGAAACTGATTACCGAAGAAGTATCAAACGTAAAGGTCATTGCCGAAGGCAAAGGTGCCGCTAAAAAACTCTACATTGAAGGAACTTTCCTTCAAGGCGAGATCAAGAACCGTAATGGGAGAATGTATCCTATTTCGACTCTTTCTCGTGAAGTAGATCGTTATTGCGAAACCTTCGTCAATAAAGGTCGTGCCCTTGGAGAACTCGGTCACCCCGATGGTCCTACCGTCAACCTTGATCGTGTATCTCACAAAATTACTTCTCTTGTAAGAGAGGGTAATAACTTCAGAGGTAAGGCACAGATTCTTTCTACTCCTATGGGTAAGATTGCATCTTCACTTCTTGATGAAGGTGTAAAACTTGGTGTTTCCTCCCGTGGTGTTGGTTCACTTTCAACCACCAGTGAAGGTCACAAAGTTGTCGGTGAAGATTTCCAGTTAGCAACTGCTGCTGATATCGTTGCCGATCCTTCTGCTCCTGACGCTTTTGTCAATGGAATTATGGAAGGAAAAGAGTGGGTTTGGGACGGAGGTATGCTCCGTGAACAACTCGCTGAAAGAACTGAGAAGAAAATTGAGTCCCTTGTTCAACAAAGGGCACTGGAGGAGCATAAACTCCAGTTGTGGAACGATTTCTTATCAAATCTTTGATTTATAAATAAATATAGATTAATACATTTTAATCAATAATGTCCGTTGGTAGCAATTTACAAGAAATGGAAAACGTAGTAACCAAAGGGGCAGCATCAGCCGATCCAATGCCTTCTTCTGGCATCCCAGTTGAAGACCTCGGCGGTCCTACTCCCGAAAACAACAGCCCTACTGATGATTCTAACAAGCTTAAGGATCCAGCAGCGACTCTTGCTCAGGTGAGAGACGTTGTTAATGCTAAAGCTGCTAGAGCAGAAGAAGTAGAGGTGGAAGAGGATCAAGAGGTCGTCGCTGAAGCAGAAGAAACCGAGGAAGAAGTAGTTTCTGAAGAAGAGACTACCGAAGAGGAGGTTGTTGCTGAGTCCGAAGAGACTACTGAGGAAGTCATCCAAGAAGAAGAGATTGACATCGAAGGCGATGTTCAGGCTCTGCTTGAGGGTGAAGAACTTTCTGAGGAGTTCCAAGAGAAAGCACGTACCATTTTCGAAGCCGCCATCAAGACCAAGGTCTCCGAAATTAAGGAGAACCTTGAAACTGCCTACCAGCAGGCACTGGTAGAAGAGCTTGAGACTATCAAGGAAGGTCTGACCGAGCGTGTCGATTCTTACCTTGAGTATGTTGCAGACGAGTGGATTCAAGAGAATGCACTTCAAGTCGAACATGGTCTCAAAACTGAGATGACTGAATCCTTCCTTGAAGGTATGAAGTCACTCTTTGAAGAACATTATGTAACTATTCCTGAAGATAGATATGATGTCATCGAGAGCATGGTAGATAAACTTGATGAAATGGAGAATAAACTCAACGAGCAGATTGACCGCAATGTTGCTCTTAATCGCAGATTAGCTGAGTCTACTTCTGATGTAATTTTCTCAGAAGTTGCTGAAGGTCTTGCACTTTCGCAGAAGGACAAGTTCGCTTCTCTCGCTGAAAATGTTGAGTTTGAAAGTGAAGCAGACTATCGTGAGAAGCTTGTAACTCTGAAGAAGTCTTACTTCCCAGAGCAGAAGAGCACTCAATCTGAAACTACCGAAACTATTTCTGAAGGAGTCATTACTGAGTCTACTCAGCAAGTCTCTGGAAGAATGGAGTCCTATCTCTCAACACTCGGTAGAGTTTCTAAAAAGTGATTCCTAAATCATAAACATTCAAACTAACTTTTTTTAGAGGTAAATTTCAAATGCAAATGCCTAGTTCCCAGGTATTGCAGGAGAAGTGGGCACCCCTTCTCGACTATGAAGGTCTTGATCCTATCAAAGACTCCCATCGTCGTGCAGTAACTGCTCAACTCCTGGAAAACCAAGAAGTCGCTCTTAACGAAGAGAAAGAATTTCTTTACGAAACCCCAACTGTCAACACCAACTCAGGTACTAACCCTGGTTTCTCTGCTGACGCCGCTGCTGGTGGTCCTGTTGCTGGTTTCGACCCTGTTCTGATCTCCTTGATCAGACGCTCTATGCCTAACCTGGTCGCTTATGACCTCGCTGGCGTACAACCAATGACTGGTCCTACTGGACTCATCTTCGCGATGCGCTCCCGTTATGCCAACCAGTCTGGCACCGAAGCATTCTTCAACGAGCCTGATACCGCATTCTCCGGTCAGGACGCTGATGGCGATCGTACCAATGGATTCTCCAACGGTGCAGTTGGTTTCGGTACTACTGGTGGTACTGGTCTGACCGGTGCAACCAACCCTGCCGCTCTGAACCCAGAAGGCGGTCAGACTGCTACTACATATCCTGTTGGTCAGGGTATGCGTACAGACGACGCTGAAGGTCTTGGTGGAACTGGAAGTGCCTTCAACGAGATGGCATTCAGCATCGAGAAGGTCACCGTAACTGCTAAGTCACGCGCCCTGAAAGCTGAGTACAGCCTTGAGCTTGCTCAGGACTTGAAAGCCATTCACGGTCTGAACGCTGAAGCTGAACTCGCCAACATTCTCTCCACTGAGATTCTTGCCGAGATCAACCGTGAAGTCATCCGTACCATCTACAAGTCTGCTGAGTCTGGTGCACAAACCAACGTAGCAACTCTTGGTGCTTTCGACCTCGACACCGACTCCAACGGTCGCTGGTCTGTTGAGAAGTTCAAAGGTCTGATCTTCCAGATCGAAAGAGACGCCAACGCGATTGCCCAGCGCACTCGTCGTGGCAAGGGCAACATGATCCTCTGCTCCGCAGACGTTGCCTCCGCTCTGACCATGGCTGGTGTACTCGACTACACCCCTGCTCTGAACGCCAACCTCAACGTTGATGACACTGGTAACACCTTCGCTGGTGTTCTTGCTGGTAAGTTCCGCGTCTACATCGACCCATATTCTGCTAACGTTGCTGCTGA